CCGGCCTAATTGACCATTCCTAAAAGGGCAGAAACGGCGGACTTAACATCCGCCGTGGAGCCGGAGGGGTTATGAATCAGAAAACGCGAAATTGGATCCTCGAGCTACTTCGGATGCTGTTGGCGGTCGCCTCCGGCGCCGCAGGAGGGCAAATGTAATGGGTGGCATGGGATGGGCGAACCTGATCCCGCAGCTTCCCGATTTCGGGAACGCTGGCGTGGGTTATGGAGTATGGCGAGCGCAGCAAAAAAGCTATGCATCGCAGGTCAGGCACCTACGCAGGCGGGAATATCAAGATATGGTGTTCTCCATGAAGGAAGCAGGATTGAATCCAATCCTGGCGAGTGGAGCGACGCCAGGTCATGCGGCAGGGATGGTAGGCTCCGGATCAAGCGGACACGGAAGCAGCGCAGGAGTCGGATCGGCAATCGCCGCACACAAACAAGCCGACGTGGCAAGCAGAGGCGTACGCGTTCAAGAAGTGAAAGCACCCCATGAAATCGGGGTGCTAAGCATGGACAAATTCGTTAAGGGCGCCCAAATCGGGCGCATGGCGAACGAGAACGCGCTCACCGAGGCGAGCACCGCAAAGGTTCGCGCAGAGACAGAACTCGCTCTACAGGAGAGCGGAACCGCTGCTATCAAGCGGATTCTGATGATGAAGCAAGCACAGCGAGAGGGAGCGAGCGCGCGAGATCTCAACGCGCACGCGGACGTGAACCTCGGCGATCCTCGTGGGGTCGTCGGGCGAGAACTCCGAGAAGCCCGAGAGCATGACGCCGCCAGCGGCGGCTGGCAGGGAATCGCGGATCGACTAGGGAAGATGTTCAACAGTGCCGGCGACGTGCAGCGGTGGATGCAGGGCGGGCACACAGGAGGCAAAAAATGAAGACCTATCCGAACGGTATGACTAGCAAGGAATGCGACACCCCCGGCGGCGGGACCCTTCACACCAAGCAAGAGGGCAAGCGGGAGGCCGATATCAATTACATCCTGAAGAACTACGAGCGCACGGGACAGATCGTCAACCTTCCAGGAGGCGAACCGATCTACGGTGACGCTACGGCCGCGCTCGAGTACGACGCGGCCTTGAACCTCGTCCAAGAGACCCGGGAAGCATTCGCCACCTGGCCGAGCGCGGTGCGCGACGCGGCCGGGAACGACCCGCTCACCGCGATGCACATGCTCCAGGACGAGGGAGGACGGGCTGTACTCGCAGCAGCTGGATGGGCGCCCGTCAAGAGACAGACCCCGGAATCCGGAGGGGGTGGCGAGGCGCTGGTCACGCCTGCTACCCCTCCTGGGTCCGGTGTCAGTCAACCCAATTGACTACAAGAGGGCAATTGGGTTAGGGGGGTTTACACCCCCCGGAAGCCCGCTCCGGATCGCATCCCGGAGCGGGCTTTTTTATTTGCAAGATGCGCTTGACAAAGGAGACGACATGCGTCGCAGCAAGATGAGCAAGAGCGAGAATCGGCGGAACTTCCGCCGAGGAGCCGGGCACCACCCGGCGAACATGGCGCAGGCCCCGATGCGGGGTGGCTGGCGCCTGTAAATGGCCTGCATGAGGCCTATGCCTGCATGTTATGGCCCGGGAGGAAAAGTAGTAATGACCTCCCGGGCCGGCTGGCACGATAGGCACCTGGAGCTGCCCTGTGGACATTGCATCGGATGCAGAATCGACCAGGCGGCAGACTGGGCGTTGCGATGTACGCACGAAGCCAGCCAACACAGACACCCAGACGGGTCCTCAAATAACGCGTTTATCACGCTCACGTTCAGTGATGAGGGCTTGGACGCCAGAGAAAAGGAGGATGGAACGCACCCGCAAAGCTTGGCGGTGCGAGACTGGCAATTATTTGCCAAGAAGTTGAGAAAAGCGGTCGGTCCATTTCGCTTCATGATGTCAGCGGAGTATGGAGAGAAGGTGGGCAGGCCACACTATCACGCCCTGCTATTCGGGCAGGACTTCAGCAAGGACCGAACGCTATGGAAAATCGAAGATGGGAAACCCTCTTTCCGGAGTCCGACACTGGAAAGGCTATGGCCAAGGGGGTGGCACGATGTGAAACCCTGCGTGCCGGAGACGATCAACTATGTCTGCCGCTATGTGCAGAAAAAGTTGACCGGAGAGAAAGCTCGAGAACCCATCGAGCGAGTAGATACACGGACGGGAAAGGCCGTCTACGTCATCGCGCCTTTCGCGACGATGAGCAGGGGGGGACGCAGTAAAGACGGCCAAGGAGGAATAGGTTCGACCTGGTGGAAGGAGAACGCGAGAGACGCGTTTCCCTCAGATTTCCTAATGCACCAGGGACGAAGGCACAGAGTGCCGAAGTTATACCTAACGAAGTTGGAGAAAGAGAGCCCGGACACAGCCCGCAAGGTCCGGGCGAAGCGCGCAAAGAAAGCACAAGAAGCAGCTACAAGAATTGACAATAGACACAAGAGATTAGAAGCGAGAGAGGTCATCAAGGAGGCAGAACAAAGGCTGTACACACGTACGACAGATCGACACATCGACTGACTAAGATCGGGGGGCCCCGCGGTGGGCAGCCCCCTGGCTCACTGGGGGTGGCCCTGGGGCTACCCCCCGCGGTGCCCCCCTCCAAGACAAGGAGGGGGGGACCAACAGGAGAAGAGATGAAGACCGGAATGTATTCAGTTTATGACTCCAAGGCCAAGGCCTATAGCCACCCGTTCCACGCACCTAACTCGGTGGTGGCACTCCGAATATTCGGTGACGCGGTGGCCGATCCAGCAACACAGTTGAACAGACATCCGGAGGACTACGTCCTATATGAAATAGCGCGCTTCGACGACGAGACCGCAGAGATTGAGAAAATTAACCTAACAGCAGTGGCAACGGCACTGCAAGTCAAGGAGAGCAGCAATGGCTAAAACGAATGCAGGCAACAGAAACGGAATGCAGCACGACTTCAGCATGATTCCGAAAGCCGAAATTCAGCGATCGGCGTTCGATCGCAGTTTCGGATACAAGACAACGATTGATGGGGGATACCTCTACCCAGTACTGGCCGAGGAGGTGCTACCGGGCGATACGGTCAGCATTAAGCCGACCATCTTCGCCCGAATGAACACGCTCATCTTCCCCATCATCGATAACGTTCACCTCGTATGGCATCTCTTTTTTATTCCCAATCGCCTCGTATGGGACAATTGGGTCAAGATGCAAGGTGAACAGAACAACCCGGGAGACTCGACAGACTATCTCGTACCCCAAATCGTCAGTGCAACTAACGGCTTCCCGAGAGGAGGACTGCACGATTATATGGGAGTCCCGCCGCAGGCGACCTCCGGGACCACGCATAGCGTGAACGCCCTCTTCTCGAGGGCCTACAACCTGGTGTGGAACCAGTGGTACCGAGACGAAAATTTGCAAAATAGCGCCGTCGTCGATAAGGACGACGGGCCCGACTCCATCGCCGATTACTCTTTGAAACGGAGAAACAAGAGACATGACTTTTTCACATCAGCTCTACCGTGGAGTCAAAAGGGAACCGCAGTTAGCTTGCCTCTCGGAACTACTGCGCCAGTCACCATCACAGGGACCGGAGCACCCGTTTTCGTTAACACGGCACCTAGCACGGACCAGGTCGGAAGCCTACGAGCAACAAACACAGCTATCGACTGGAACCCTACTCCGAGCACTGGAACAAGCGGGCCCCTCGAGTGGCAGACTACTGCCCTCACTGGTGTCGCAAATCTGGCAACGGCTACGGCAGCAACTATCAACCAGTTGCGAACTGCTTTTCAGATTCAGCGACTCTATGAGAGAGATGCGAGAGGCGGAACGAGGTACGTGGAGGCCCTCAAAGCCAGGTTCAACGTCACAAGCCCGGACTACAGGCTCCAGCGGACGGAATATCTGGGGGGGGGGACGGGTCAATGTCGCCGTTAACCCCGTACCGAACACGGCACCTAACGCAGACGTCTCCTACAGCCAGGGCTCTCTGGCGGCGTATGCAGTCGCAGCCGGGGAATTGCCGCAGATAACGCAAAGCTTCACAGAACACGGGATGCTGTTGGGGTTGGTGTCGGTCAGAAGCGACCTCAACTACCAGCAGGGGACTGCGCGAAT